GGTCACGGTGCTCCGAAATCCGCACTTTCCGAAGCGTTCGGCCACCTTCAGCGATGTCGTTACGACCTGGCCGTCATTGACCATTACCAGGTCACGCAGGCTGGCCTCATCAAGATCAATTTCACTCATCTGATCCACTCCACTCACCTGGAAAAAGGAGCGCAGCGGGGCGGATGGATGAGCGGACATCCGCCGTTCGGCTGTACGGGCCTAGCTGCGTGTTGGCTTGCCTTGCGGCGGAAACGAAAAAGCCCAGCTCGAAGGCTGGGCTCTGAAATAGGTGCAGGTGGATAGGGGCCACTACCCCGTGCGCATCCTGCGCTCCACCTGCATTGATTGGATATCGCAAAGGGTGAAGGCCTTGCGGGTCGGTAACCCGTCACTTTGCTTACAGCCCGATGTGGCAGGCGAGACTGCCGTCTACCGAGTTTCGACCTTCAAATGAAAAAGCCCGGAGCGGGGGCAACCGGGCTTCCCGTCCATCTCGCTGAAAGCCAAGGAAGGAAAGCATCGAGTTAGACGGGGGACTGATGATGCCGCGCAAAACCCGGCGGCGCAATAAAAAACCCGGCACCAGGGCCGGGTTTCGGAGTCGATCTAGCTTAGCGCGCACGTATCAACAGATGTGGTTACGTTACGCTCAGTCGATCACATTCGTCAAGCCGCATCGAGCAACTTCTCGCGGTCAAGGATCTCGGTTACATGCACCAACGCCTCTTCCTCGAAACGATCAAGCTGTTTCCGAATATCCCTGCGCCAGCGGTTTCGAGTTGAGTCCGGTCGCGCGTCCTCATCCCAGTTGTTCATGTCGTACCACTCCTTGGGGAGCATCAGGATAGCGGTTGATCGCTTTCCGTCCTTGCCCTTCATCATCGGGATAGCCCAGGTCGCTACAGCACGCTCCAGAAACCGAGAAGGCGCAGGCGAATGCACCCTGCTCGCCAGTCGCTCGATGGCCTGCCCACGCCGATCAAAGTGCGTCGAGTAGCGAGCGTGCAGCACGTCCCACTCGGCCGGCGAAAGCTCCCGGTGCAGTAGGGCGTGCAGGATGCAGTCGAACTCGAACTGGTCCTGAGCAGAAAGCAGTGCCCGAAAGCCGCCATCGACCTTTCGGTCGATAAGCCTCTGCCAGCTCTGCTTCGCCGTGTTGTCGATGGCATCGGCCGCCAGGACGCGAACGATCGCCGGCATCACGTCGCGGTAGACCCCAGTCATGCAGCCCCCTTCGGCGTGCCGTTCAGGCCAAACAGATCGCGCAGCAGCGTTTCCACCGCCGCGCCCTTCGCATTGCCGTCCAGCAACCAGAGCCGGCCATAGTCGTGAAAACCCAGAGTGCCGCGGTCACCGTGCCAGTTGGCGATCATGACCAACAGCGCAGCCAAGGCAGCAGCACCGCCCACCTTGACCTGCGCCAGCTCCTGGCCGGCCACCTTGAGAAACTCCCGCTCCAGCCTGGTCATGACCTTGCGGGGCGCCATCGGTTGTACGTTGCTCATCGGATACCTCGCGCAGTGCTGACGCTCCAGTCGTTCAGGCAAAGCATGGTCAGCGATCCGCCGAAACATGCGCCTGTGTCCAGATGGAACACGTTCCCCAGCCTGGTGAGCCTGTTGTGTGGTGTGTGCCCGACCAGCACTGCGGCAACGCCCTCGATAGGAGTGGAGTCCTCGTTCGCTGCCCTGGACCTTGCCCACAGAGCGGCGGTGACGTGCGCTTTCTCTCCGGCCTCCACGCCGGCACAGAACGCCTGCCAACTCTTCGCCTGGCACTCGGCATGAACGATCCCGACGGCGCCAGCGGCGGTCTCCACCTCGATGGCCAGCGGCAAGTCGTCGAACAACTCGGCGTAGCCCCGCTGCTCTGTCTCCGGCAAGCCAAGCAGCCACTCGCCCCCATTGGCGACATGGAGCCAGTCGTCGCCGCCATGCTTGTAGGTGTCGACGACCATCTGCTCATGATTCCCTCTGACCGCGTGGAACCAGGGCTGGCTTAGCCATTCTTGGACCAGGTCCGACCCCGGCCCGCGGTCCACCAGGTCACCAACGCTGAACAGTCGATCAACCGCCTTGTCGAAGCCGGCCTGCGCCAGCAACGCCTCCAGCAGATCGAAGCAGCCATGCACGTCGCCAACGCAGAAGTCACGCCCAGCGGTGTTGCGCTCAAAGCGCTGAACCAGTGTCACTGTATACCCTCCATCCGCTGCCTGGCTTTCTCCGCACAGGCTTGAAACACCTCTATCCCCACATGCTCACGCAAGGCCTCGATCAGCAACCGGTTGGCCAAGTCGTTGTGGGCCCGGCGACTGTCCTTGCGCAGCCTCGCGATATGGTTCTGGAGACGGACCTTGTCTCGGTTCATCCAGCGGAGCGCGGTGCTTGCCCGGCTGTACCAGATCTCGTCAACGCTGCGCCCCGTCGCCTTCTGCTCAGCCTTGGCCGCCTCAATCTGGCTGCGACAACTGATGCAGGACGCGCTCAAGCGCTCCATCAACTCTTCGCACTCCTCCAGTGTGTTCGGGAGGGTGATCGGGAATTTGTGTTCGGTATTCACGCTGTTTTCCCCTTGCCGTACTGACGGCCCTTGTAGGGTCTGGCCATTTCGACTTCTTCCTCGCTGGGCTGATAGCCGCCGATGATCTCCACGAAGCGGTGGTACTGGCCCTGGTGCTGAACGTGCGCCACACCCACCTGCCCGTGCCGGTTCTTGTCGACGATCAGTTCGGTAATGCCAGCCTTGCCGGCGTCGCTTTCCTGGTCCCTGTGGACCAGCACCACCACGTCCGCATCGGCCTCGATCTGCCCGGAGTCACGCAGGTCGCTCTTGGTCGGACGCTTGTTGCCCCGCGCCTTCGGCCCACGGTTGAGCTGCGCCAGCACCACCACAGGTACGCCGAGTTCCTTGGCCAGTCGTTTCAGCCCCTTGCTGATCTCGGTCACCACGTCGTAGCGGCTCGCGTTCCGCTGCTCGCCCTTGATCAGGCCGATGTAGTCGACGGCAACCAAGCCCAGTCCATGCTCACGCTTCACTGTCCGGCAGATCTGGCGGATGTCCCGGAGCGTCAGCGAGGCGTCGTCGCAGAGGATCAGCGGGGCATGGTTGAGCTTGTTCACCGCCCCAGTCAGGCCCGGCCAGTCTGAATCGGCCATCGAGTGGCCTTCGGCAATGTGCTTGAGCGGAACGCTGCCCACCGATGACAGCACGCGGTTGGCCAGTTCGACATCGGTCATCTCCAGGCTGAACACCAGCGCCGGCTCGTTGCACGCCAACGCCACCCGCTCGGCGAACCCAAGGCCAAGCGTGGTCTTGCCGCTGCCCGGCTCGCCGGCCACAACCACCATGTGGCCGGGACAGATGCCCGGGATGAAGGCGTCCAACGAGGGTAGGCCGGTGTCGTACCCCAGTTTCACCTCACGGTTGAATCGCCTGTCGATGCCGTCAATGGCCTCGGGCAGCACCTCGCCGATGAAGCGGTACCGGCGCCGGGAGTCGAGCCCCTCGGCCTCGAGGGCAACCCATGCCTGCTGGCCCTGGCTCAGCACCTCGTCCAGCGGTTCGCCATCCTGCAGACGCTGGCTCATCACCTCGGCCGCGGCGATCACCCGGCGCGCCACCGACCGCTGCTTGATGATCCGGGCGTACTCATCAGCGTTCGCGGCGCTTGGGGTGTTCTTCACCAGGTGGGCAGCGACCTGCAGGGTGCTCTGCCCGTCCGCCAGTTGAGCCCGCGCCTCGTAGAGGGTCACGATGTCGACCGCGATGCCTTTCGCCTGGCAGGCCAGCAGCAGCTCGAACAGTTCCGCGCAAGCGGGGTGGTGGAAGTCCGAAACCTCCAGCTTGGCGCCCATGTCCTCGATCAGGTCGCCCCTCTGGATCATGGCGCCGATCACCGCATACTCGGCTTCGTGGCTGTAGAGCTTCGACTCTGGCACCTCGTAGCCCATCACCGGGATATCGTGCATCTCGAGGTACCCGGTCATACCGAACCTCGCACGGATTTCCAGCGCAGCAGCACCACCTCGCCGTTGGCGTCGCAGAGCCGATCAATCACGCGATCCCCGATGAATCGCCGGATATCTACCAGGCTCAGGTTGCTGATCAGGATGGTCGGAAGCAGGCGCTCGTAGCGACCATTGACAACCTGGAACAGCACCTGGCGCTCGAAGTCGGTGCCGTGCTGGGCACCTACCTCGTCGATCACCAACAGGTCCGGAGCGTGCAGGCTCTCGTAGACCTCGGACTCGCTCTTACCCTTCCGCCCAAACGTGTCCTTCACGCCCAGGATCAGGTCGGGTGCGGTGATGTAGCGCGCCGTCGCGCCAGCCAGACCTTCGGTGCGGAGCACCTGCTGGATGATCGCGCAGGCAAGGTGTGTCTTCCCGGTTCCCATGGTGCCCAGCAGCATCAGCGAGCGACCAACCTTCCAGTTCGAGGCGAAGTCATCTGCGTAAGCCTTGCAGCGAGCCAGGACTGGCGACTGCTGGTCCGGTGCGAAGTCGGTGCGGTAGTTATCCAGGGTCGCCAGTCGGAAGCGCGGCGGTATCTGGCTCTCCAGCAACGCGGCGTTGACCATCCGGGCATCACGCGCAGCCTGAGCCTTGGAGCGAACCTCCGGGTCGGATGATTGGCGAGCTTCGAACTCGCAGCGCCCGCATCCAGTCCAGACGAACCCGCCGTCGAACTGCTCCTGCTGCTTGCTCTCGAAGCCGCCGTGAACGGGGCAGGTCTCGTCCCTGGTTTTCACTTGGTTTTTGGTCATGGTCATGGTCTCGCAATTCGGTAGGTGCCGTCGGCCTGGCGCTCCAGGCCCTCTTCGTGGTTGGTCTGGTCGAGGCCCAGATGAGGCGAAGCAGGAGGAGGTCCAGCGCGCTGCGCGCCGAACGGAGGCCGCTGGTTTCGCACCCAGTTGCGCCAGGCCGCGAACCAGTCGAGCTTCGTCGCGTTCTTCCCGGTTGCGGATCGCCAGTGATCACCGAAGCTCTCACCGACCTTGCGCAGACCGGCCTCACCGAACTCAGGACGCTCGGCCAACGCCCAAGCCAACCAGTCATCCGGCAGGGTCCAGTCCTCCGGCAAGCGGGAGCCTCGCTTAGGCCTGACGGCTGGAGGGGGCTGCTCGGACTCTGGTGTTGGGCGCTGCTCCTGCGGCGCCAGCTCTTGATCTTTTCTCTGTCCCTGTCCCTGTCCCTGTCCCTTGCGATCCTCAGTGGATTGCTCGCTCGATACTTCGGGGATGCTTGAAGGACTCGCCGTGCATTCCTCTTTCTGTGCATCAGGGATCGGAGAATGATCGATGGTGGAAGACGGGTTAAGCTCGCGCAGCAGACGGGCCGCCTCGCTTATCTTGTCCTCCAGCACCTTGGCGTCGAACGGCAGTTTCCACCGCTTGGCATTCCCCTTGCCGCCGCGCAGCCTGGCATGCAACTTCTGCAGCCAGCCCTCCAGCGCCTTCTCCGCGACCACGGGATGGTAGAGCCGGCCATCAGAGCACTTGACCCATCCATGTAGCGCACCATCCTTCACCGCTCGCCAGGACTTCAGGTCGCGCCCGTATTCAGCCAGGCGGGCCAGGGCAACATCATCATCAGGCAAACTGCCCGCCGGCACCTGGTGGTAAGACTTGAGCCACAAGGTAAGCCCTGCCCTCCACTCTCCATCCGAGGCCCGCGCGTGAAACTCCGAACCGAAGAGGCGGGCAATGTCGAGCGGCATGAACTGGAAATCCCGCAGGTCACAGTCGGCCGGAGTCATCGGATCAGGAAACGACATCGCTGCTCCCTTCAAGCTCACGAGCAAGGCGCAGGAGCTCCGCTCCTACGAGCATTGCCTGGCCGGCGGACAATTCGACGTATTGCTGCTCGCCATGACTGTCCTCTTGAACAATGAAGACCCCATCTCCCTCGAGGCCCACTTCAGTTTTCAGCGTTGCTCTGAGCTTCATATGTCCAGTTCCTCGGTGACGCGCTTCACGAAGTCGTGGTATCCCTCGGCCATGAGGAACCCTTGATCTTCAAGCGCACCGCGGCATGCCTTGGCGTGGCCGTAGAGCACCCAGCGCTTACGCTCGGGCAGGTCGCGGAATTGACGGTAGGACGGCCATGGCCCGGCGATCACCGGGCGGCCGTTGGGGCTGGTGGTGATCCGGCCCGGTTTCGGTTGTGTGGTCATTGGATGGTCTCCCCGGTGTACTTGGCCTGCGTGAACCGGCCGTCCCAGGTGGCTTTCATGACCAGCTTTTGCTGCATGTAGAGTTGGTGCAGGCGCTGGGCGCCGGCCAGCAGCAACTGCAGGTCGTACTTGATGAAGGAGTCACCGCCCTCGGGGGCGATTTTGCGCGGGCGCTCGGTGAGGTACTTGTCGCGGACACGGCTGGCGACGCGATACCGCGGTGCGCCCTCCTCTTCGCGCTGCTCATTGAAGAGCCAGCCGAGTTGGCACAGGGTGCTGTTTACCTTGGCGCAGTTCACCCCGTTCAGGCGCTTGCAGAACTGAGTAGGCGTCTCGCCTACCATGAACAGCGATTCAAGGCTGGAGATGGTCTCGGCCTGGTGCTGATTCTCCAGTTGCAGGACGGCGTTCTGTTCCTCCAGGTCAGCGGCCAGCCGCAGGGCCTCGGCTCGGGTACGCGGGATCTGGTAATCGCGACCGGTACGCTCAGCCTCAAGCTGCTGCCAGCGGTCGATCACTCGGGCACGATGCTCATCGCTGTAACCAGCAACGACCAGGTGAGTATCCCTCTCGATCAGGTCATACACAGCGATCGGACGGCCACCGGTGGACTCCCGGCGAGTTTTACGACTTGATCGTAAAAGCCCCTTGTCGAAGAGACGTTCGATGGTCGTGACAACGTCGTTGTGGCGAGCCTCGACAAGATCCGCGATCTCGCGGCTGGTCATGGTGGCGGCCTGGCCGCCGATGGTAGTCAGGTTCATCGTTCTACTCCCGCCATCTGCACCAGTGCGTTTTCCGTTTCGCCGGTAAGGTCAGCGAGGCGTCGGAACACCTCGCGGTGTGTGTACCAGGCGCAAGCCGGACTGACCTTCGCCGCCGACAACGCCATCAGCGCGCCGATCGTGCGCTGTGCCTGCATTAATCGCTTGGCGTGATCTTGCTCGCGCTCTACCCGACCAAGAAAATCGTCCAGAACCTGCTGCGGGCCGTGGTAGTGCAAGCCGTAGCTAAACGTCCCGCACAGCCTTGACGGAGTGTCCGGGACCAGCCCTCTCCTCGAGCGCAAAGACTTCTTGATATCGAGCTCAGTCATGGCCGCTCCTCCCGGTAATGCCAGACAGAAGCCCGGCGAGGTCGGCGCGTGCTCGCTTGGCGTCGTGGTCCAAACGATCAGGGGTGGCGTATTCCGGCGCGTACTCGCCGCGGCCTACCCAGCAACGGTTGCCGGGGTAGCGGTCGTTCAGCAGATCGGCGCCGCGCTGGGCCTCTTCCTCGGTCGAGAACGGGGCGACCATCTGGGCTATCGCAATCCCGCCCTTCTGAACGGCCGGTGTGGAGATGAACCAGAACAGAACTCCATCGCCTGAAGACGCACGCTGAAACACGGGACCGGTATCGAAGCTGCCATGGTTCACAGGTCACGCTCCCGATAGGCGGCGCCGATCTGCTGGTTGTAGCGGTAGAGAAAATTCCCGGTGTACAAGATGATCCGCTCGATCAGGTCATGAATCTCCGTCACAACGGGGTGCCCTCGACCACCAAGGGCGGGAACGACCGAGTCCATCAGCAGAGCCCGAAGTTGCGTCATATCACTCCGAGCGTGATTGAATAGATCGAACTCATTACGACTGAGCTCGACCCGCTCCATCACCTCCCCGTCGACAGGAAGCGGAGGACGAGAGGCCTGTGCCTTCGAGAGATCAGACATGATCACCTCCCAGCGCATCCTTCACCTCGCGCTCACGGGCTTTCCATTCGAGGTAGCTCTCGCGATCAGTCCTTTCGACATCCTCGCGGAGCCCAGGGACCAACTCGAACAGGACCGTGTCGACCTGCTTGCGATGTGCGCTGATCTCGTCCGCCTGCTGCGAAGTGCCATCGATGGCGCGCTCGGCCCACTCGGGGAGTTGCCTTTGTAGCCGCATTTCGTTGAGGATCGTCCAGAGGTGCGAGGTCAGGTCGCGCTCTGCCCGAATACCCTGGCGGAGCATGGTGATTGAGGCGCTCATTGCTTCCGCTCCTTCTGCCGGTTGATGCGATCCGAGAGGACCTGTTCGAGCTCCACCAACTGGAAGATGCCCCCCCCGATCTCCTCCAGAAACCAGCCGAGACGCTCTGAGGTTTCCTGGCCTACTTCGCCTTCAGCGCCAACGTTCGCCAGCAGGTTCCCAACAGCGGCGACACCAAGCGCCATGTTCTGAGCAGCCTGCCGGGCTACTTCACGCTCCCCCCAAAGAGACATCGCCTGCTCGTCCGTGAGTACCTCAGACGGGTCGCGGGAACACTGCTTACTGATCAGGTTTGCGAGGTTCATTGCCGGCCCTCCTCACGCAGGGAGTCGAGCGCGGCGTCAACCAAATCGCCAGCCATCTCTGCAGCAATCTCCAAGGCATACAAGCACGCGTGCTCTTCGTCGGAGGTGGTCAGTGCTCCGAGAATGCTAGAAACACTTAGCGTCAGCGCGATGGCCTCGCTCAACGCCTCTTCGACCGTCGTGGTCGGGTTAATCGCTGCGAATCTCCGCGGCGGAAGCTGAGATATCGGAGCCTTCAGTGCAGACGACTGGGGCTTGTTCCAGACCGCGCTCATGCTGCACCTCCTTCGTGTTGCGACACGTTTTCAGCATTTCCGGATTGGGTCGCGACACGTTCCAGTTCGAACAATTCTGCGTCGGCCTGTTTCATATCATCCTCAAGGTTCCCACCAACGAACTCGGCCTGACCGAGTCCTATCGTGCAGATATCCTTGAGGTAACTGCTGCACTGCTCATCTCTACGGACCAGTGCAAGGATGGCGCGCAGCCCCTTGACGGTCTCAACAGCGGCTTCGAGGCCATCCAGCAGGTCTGATGCGAGTTGATGAGCAGAGCGCGGGGGTTGCGTGGTGGTGTTTTGCTGTGACATAGTGAAATTGTCCTTGTGAAGACAAAGTTGTATTCAGGCAGTCGCGCCAACGACTACCGACTAAAGGCCTCGCGAAAGCGGGGCTTTTTGCTTTCCGGCGTATGGGTCAGCCGGGCCGCAAAGTGGCGTCAGGACACTCCGTGCTATCGTTTTGCTTCCACACGAAACGGGCTCGGAGGCCTGGCATGAACTGGTTGAAAGAAGCCTTCAGGCGCTGGAAGGCAAAGCATTGGGATAAGGAGTACTTCCCAGAAGGCCGGGGCGGAATAACGCCGCTGCGGGTCTTCTGGGAAAAAAGGCGCGAATCAATCATGACGCTCGCCCTCTGGCTGATTGCCCTGATCGCCGGGGCGCTGATCCTGAGCATCATTGGCCTTGGCTGACTCGATCTCGTGCAGCCGCTTTACGGCTCGATTCAGGAAGTCCAGACGGTCCTGGTAGCTGTCCATTCCGCGCGGGAAGTGCACATATGGAGCGTCCGTATCCGGATAGAAGCGGTCATTCAGCGCCTTGTTACGACCAGCGCTGTAGCCAAACTCATGACAGATGAGCGCGATCCCGCCGGCAGCACCCACCGTCGCGATGATCGGCGTCAGCTCGATGTGATAGCCGCCGATAGAATGGAGGATCACACCAGCGGTACAGATAACGGCCACCGCAATCAGTCCAGCCAGAATCACGTAGACGTTTCGAATCATTGCGCCACCTCGACACTGGATGCCTGAACAGCGGTATCAGCGCACTGCCGGATGTGGGAATCGGACGGCAGAATGGGCTCAAGGTCGGCGGAGCCTGCGGGCACGTCGTACAGATCAGGCCTCAACTGATGCCGCGCAATTCGAGCTTCGAACACCCGCTCCAGATCACGAGCAAGAACCGCCCCTGGCGTGCGCCCACACGCCAGAACCTGTCGCAGGTACGCAACAGAGGTATCAAGCTTGCGCGCAGCCTCGCTGCGCTCCCTGGTGCTCAGACTTTTCCAAAACTCCCGCAAGGCTTCCGCATTGGGGTTTTGGGATGTAATGACGGCCATAAATGTACCTCCTAGGTACAAGGATGGCGAAAAGTCTATGTACCGTCAAGGTTCTGTACATTTCTGGTACAGATGATGGAATGGATGCATGATTGACATCAGTACTATCCGCCGTACAAATGCCCTTTCACTTGCAGAGAAGGAGGGGGGGACAGGTGCGTTCGCCAGCCGCATTGACCGTGAACCAACTCAGGTCAGCAGGCTGATTGGCTCGAACCCAACGAAGAACATCGGCAACAAGCTCGCCAGGCACATCGAAGAATGCTTTGACTTACCGCGCGGCTGGCTTGATGTGTTACATGGCAAGCATATTTTTGAAGCGCCTCACTTTCAGGCAAAAGCCGTGTCCCCCTTGCCCTCCGCCGACGCCGAGAGAGATCTTATGCCTTTATCCACGTGGGAAGAAGGTGATCCACTTGATCTCGACGAGGTAGAGATCCCCTACTTCGACGAAATTCAGGTGGCTGCGGGCGGTGGCAGATTTCCAGATCTGGAGCTCGCAAAGCGCAAAATCAGGTTCCCGAGATCCGTGCTGCACGAATCAGGAGTGAATCCGAAATGCGCCGTCTGCGTTAACGTCACCGGCAACAGCATGGAACCGCTCATTGCCGACGGAGCCGTCATCGGGATCGATATGTCAGTCAACGCGATCACCGACGGCGAGATCTACGCCCTGAAGCATGACGACCTGCTGCGGGTGAAATTCGTCTATCGCCTGCCTGGCGGCGGCATCCGGTTGCGCAGCTACAACCGGGACGAATACCCCGATGAGGAATACACCAGGGACCAGATGCGCGCCGGCGGCATCAGCGTGATTGGGTGGGTCTTCTGGTGGTCGGTGATGCGCCGGCGGCGACACTGACCGCTTCCAGCCGAACCATTTTTCCGCCTAGCTGTCTGTATATACAGAGGGGTTGATCTACCTCCCAGAGCGGCCTATCATCTGTATATACAAAATCAAATGGTAACCGCGCTTGGAAAATCTGATCATTTCGGACGCCATCGAGAGGAAGCTTCAGAAAAAGCACGGTGGCGTGAGCCGCAGAGAAATCGAGCAATGCTTCGAGAACTGCGAGGGTGAACACCTGGTCGACCTGCGAGAGGATCACAAGACAAACCCTGTAACGAAATGGTTCGTAGCCGAAACAAACGCTGGCAGGGCCTTAAAGATCTGCTTCATCTTCGAGAATGGCAAGGTTTTCCTGAAAACAGCGTACGAACCCAGTGCTGAAGAAATACGTATCTACAGAAAATTTGCAATCAAATGACAAAGAGTGAGGAAGCTATGAGCAACGTTGAACTGTGGGAAAGCGGCGAGCTCGGGACGACCGAAGCGCACGCCCAAGTCTCCACTGGCTCAAAGCAAGAGGTGGATGACGCGCTCGGCCTCCAACTGATTTCCATTCGCCTACAAAAGCAATTAGTAAACGATCTCAAGAAGATTGCCGAGTACCACGGAGTCGGCTATCAGCCGATGATCCGCGACCTACTCAATCGGTTTGCTCGGTCCGAGATCAAGAAAATCATTTGTCAGCGACTGAATGAAATCGAATCTTCCGAGGAAACTGTTAGCGAATCCAGCACCGCTCCGGTGAAGGAGTTCCTCGAAAAAATGAGGGCGTAACAGAAAGAGATCGTCCAATGGCCCCGCATCTGCGGGGCTTTTGATTTCCGCCCTACCCCTCCGGCTCCTGCCTATCCCACCTCAGCGTCACGGTGCCGTCGTCGTTGAACACCAGGTCGATACCGTCCGTCTCGGCCTGCACCTACTCGTAGCCCTCCCTCTTTCTTTCTGTGCCCCTACACCAGCTTCACGCCCCGCCTCAAAGACTCCGCTCTTGCCATTCTGATTCATAGGTACATTTTGCAATTGACAGTGTACCTTTAAGGTACTAGATTGATTTGCATTATGTACCTTTTTGGCTCTAAAGCACGGAGTAGCACATGACAACCGCCACCATCACCGCACATGGTTTCACCGGCTTCCTCGGCAAGGGCCTGTCCCTGCGTGAGCTTCAGTGCGTCCTGGGCATCGCTGCGGGTCGTACCTCGAAGGAGCTGGCTCGCGATCTGGGCATGCAGCCGGGCACGGTGGGTAAGCGCGTCTTGGCGGCGACCACCAAGCTCGGGGTAACCCGCCGTGCCGCTCTGGTGGCCGAGGCCATGCGCCGCGGGCTTATCTCGCCCGCCGTGATCGCCCTTGCCTTCCTCGTCGCCGGTCAGCCACTGCTCAACGATGACCACATGATGCGCAGCCGTCGGGGTGGGGAGCGTCGGATTGAGTTTCGAGTGGCTGCGCGCCGGGTTGAAACCTGGCTGACCGCATAAGGAGATCGTCATGGACAAGCTCGAAATCGAATACGCCCTAGCCAAGCAGGTTCCTGACATGGCTCGCGGCTTCACCATCGCGACCAGCTATGGCGAGCTTCACGTCGGCGCCGTTGACGCCCCTGTCGTGATGAAGGTGGTCCGCGATCTACTCGAGAGTGAGCTCGAGCGGGCCAAGGTGCACGAGCGGCAGGAGGCCGACCCGGAGCAACCAAGCACCACGCCATACCCGCGCCAGCCCGGCGTATCGATCTTCGACGTGATCACGCGCACGGCCCCTGGCATGCGCGACCGAGAGTAAGGAGAACGAAATGAACCTGATTCCATACGACTTCAACAGCAAGCAGGTGCAAGTACTCGTCGACGAGAATGGCGAGCCGTGGTTCATCGCCATGGAGATCGCCGAAATCCTCGGCTACTCCGACGCCTACGAGATGACCAAGCGCCTCGACGACGACGAAAAGCAAAACCGGCAAATCGCCGGTTTTGGACCTCGCGGCGCTTCGACCATCAACGAGTCTGGGCTGTACTCGGCCATCATCGGCAGTAACAAGCCGGAGGCCAAGCCGTTCAAGCGCTGGGTGACCCACGACGTACTGCCCAGCATCCGCCGCACCGGCAGCTACTCCATCGGCCATCAGCAAGCGCCAGCCCTCACCAGCGATGCATGCCAGATCATCGAATCGATGAGCCGCACGCTGAACCTGGCACCCTCGGCAACGCTCGGCATGTACCAGCGGCTCGGCGCCAAGGTCGGTCACGCCGATCTGCTCCCGGCCTACACGGTGGATAGCCCTGACCAGGACGGCACCAGCCACGTAACCGCAGCCCTCTCCGACCTGCTGCGCTCACATGAAGTCCAGGCATCCGCACGCCAGGTCTACAAGCTCATGGAGGCGGCTGGGCTGGTTGAGCGCCTAAGCCGCCCAAGCAGCAAGGGCAACGGCACGAGGGAGTTCTGGGCGCTGACTGAGAAAGGGCTGGCCTTCGGCAAGAACCTCTCCAACCCGAACAACCAGCGCGAGGTCGCCGTGCACCTGTACGTCGACAGGTTCGAAGCGCTGTTGCAATGCCTGCACGGCGAGACCTTGCAGTAACAGCCTCCCCATAACCCACCCGATTTTGGCAAAGCCACAAATGCCGGCGGGCCCTTGCTCGCCCTGGAGAAGCCATGAAACAAGCACTTAAACGAATCGACCTCGTGGCCAAGCTCGGCCAGGACGGTAGCTCGCTCCAAGCCATGAACGCGCTGCGCGTCATCCGGGAAACGGTAGCGAAACACCTGGCCGGCACCGAGGGTACAGGAGAGATTCCGCTCGAGCGCGCCCTCCTGGCGCTCCGCACCATCGCCGAGTTCCCCTGCCCCGAGCAGGACGACCTCCCGGCGGCGAACATGCGACAGATCGCGCTGGCGGCGTTGAGTGGCGCTGGAGCGAGTTCAGAGCCGGGCAACCCTGGCGGCGAACCTCTGTCCGGACCGGGTAGTGCCGGCGAGCGACCCTACCCCGCGCCGGGATTGGCCCGCGAGCGCGACCCGCTCGGCCTTGCTCGGCACGCTCAGACGTTCAACGAAGCGCCAGCACAGGGGCTGAAGCCTTCTGCCTTCGACCCCATCACCGGCACCACCGACCAGCCCCAGGAAGCTGCTCAGGACCTGCCTCCGCTGGAGGAACACCTGGCCCAGGTCGAGCAAGAGGCAGCCGCTCTGTGCAAGGACCAGAGGAAGTGCGACCAGAACGGGTGGGTCGCGATCGATGATCGACTCCCAGCGGAAGATAAGTGCGTACTCGTGTGGGTAGATGGAGGGGTCGAGTTCGCCACTCAGCACAACGGCTTCTTCATGGATCAGTTCCAAGAACTTTTGGACGTTACCCATTGGATGCAACTACCAGCAGCGCCAGCGTCTGGAGGTGAGCAATGACCATGCGCAAGGCACTGACCGCTATCGCACTCGTCGCGCTGCTTGGCCTGGCCACTGTTGCCGCCGGCGCCGCACTACAGCCGTTCAAGACCCTGTTCATCTGGGAGGTATGCCAGTGATGAGAGGCTCCGACATTCCACCACCACCAGGGTATCACCCTACCCCGCTCGCCACCCTAGGCCAACAGTTGGTCCGCCTGGGCCAGGCGATGCAGAACCCCAACACCAAGCTCGGCGAGTTGACCGAACTGGTCCAGGCCTGCGGCGTCGACCTGCGGATCTGCGACACGAACAAGGAGAGCCGGTCATGAGGGGCGCAACGTTGCACAGGCTGATCGATATCTACGCCGACAGTCGCCGTAACCTGCGCGTCCGTTTGGCGGCCCTCCGGATGTTCGTCCGTGCGGTGTGCGCCGATCGCGACATCAGCTTCGCCGAGTATCGCCAGATGCGTCGGCGGCTCCTCAAGGGCATGCCGTTCACCGAGCGGGCGCTTGAGCGCGAGCGAGCGGCATATCTGGATCGCACCAGAGCTGCGAGACAAGCCATGGAGGAGAGCGGTGCCTGGCTTATCGGAAACTCAGCCATGATCGAGCAGGCCCTGTCGTTCGACGATCTGTGCGACCTCCTGGGGGTGAATCATGCCCACCGTGCCGAGGCTGCCGAGGTCTGCGCGGGCGACGCCGGAATCGTTGGCGGCCTGCTCTGGATTGGTGGGGAGTTCGAGGACAGCGCGGACCACAAGAGTGGCCGCTCCAACCGAGGGAACACGGGGCCACTTACCGCAGCGGTCCAGAACCTGTTCCAGAGGTTCCTGCTTGAGAATCCGTCGGCAATTCCCGATCCGTTCGCCCCGGGCGGGCCCTTTTACGGAGTCCCGCGGCAGGAGATGGCGCCGAACGGCACTGTGCAGATTCGGCGACCGGCACTCACCGTCCACAGCCAGGACGGGTCAATCCGCACGGTTGAGCGAAAGCCGGAGGTGATTGGTGAGTAGGCAGATGACCGCGCGCCGGCTGACCCGGGCCGAGATGAACCACCTGCGCCGCCTGATCGGTTGGGTTCGTTGCGAAGTAGGAGCAGAGCCAGAGGAAGTCGTCGCCGCTGCCAAAGAGGCTCTCGACCACTTCCAATGCGTGACGGAGGACGGCAAGCAGCGGCTGCTCGAGCACTACCAAAAGTCAGTAGCCGTACCGAATTACATCCGCGCTGCGCTCAAGGCCCTGGAGAAGGTGTGCCTGGAAGAACCGGCCGAGGTGGTTGACGGTGAGTTGGTTGCCCGCAGGCGGCACGAAGCACCGCAACGCCTGGCCGTAGCGCGCAACGAAGAGGAGATAGGGAATGGGAAGCTCGACTAGCCCCGTATCCGAGTTCCTGTCCGAAGAGGAAGTCGCCGAGCTGACTGGGCGCAAGTACCCGAGCCAGCAGATCGAGTGGCTGAATAGGTACGGCTGGAAGTACGCCGTGACCGCGGCGAACCGCCCGATAGTTGGGCGCGTATATGCCCGCCTGAAGCTGGCCGGCGTGAAGCCGACGATGGAAGCAACCGAGAAGTGGAGCCTGGACCTGTCCAGGGTTAGATGATGAGACCGCGGAGCAACAAGAACCGGGGCCTGCCGCCTCGCATGATCAAGCGTACCCGGACGATGAAGTCAGGAAAGGTCTGGGTCGGCTACTACTACGACGGGCGGGATGCTGAGGGGAGGCGCAGGGAGATCCCGCTGGGCACGGACTTGGATGAGGCTCGGGAGAAGTGGGCGAAGCTGGAGAGAAAGGCCGTGCCGCCAACCACTCGGACCGTCGGCGACCTGTTGCGCAGGTTCGAGCGGGACGTGGTTCCGACGAAGGCGCCGAAGACCCAGAAAGAGTATTCGAAGATGATCCGCCAACTGCTGGGCGCCTTTGACGAAGCCCCGGTAGAGGACATTACGCCGAGCACCATCGCTCAGTACCGAGACGCCAGGACGGCCAAGGTTCGAGCGAATAGGGAGATCACCCTGCTTTCCTTCGCCTACAACATGGCCAGGGAGTGGGGCATCACCAGCATGGAAAACCCCTGTCGCGGGGTGAAGAAGAACAAGGAGCAGCCGCGCGATGTGTACGTCACGGACGAGGTGTGGAAGGCGCTCTACGAGAAAGCGCCGGACGATCTGCGGGTGACGATGGACCTCGCGTACTTGACAGGCCAGCGTCCGGCTGACGTGAGGAAACTGCGCAAGAGCGACGTTTCCGGGGACTACCTGCTGGTCGGGCAGAACAAGACGTCGCGCAAGCTCCGGATACGGCTCCGCCGCGCCGACGGGCAGATGACGCAGCTCGGCCGCCTGATCGAGTCGATCACCTCCGACTCTCCGGCGCTGGTCACCAACGAGAAGGGCCAGCCGATGACAGAGAAGATGCTTCGCACCAGGTTCGATACCGCACGTAAGGCTGCGGCCGAGGAGGCGATCAAGGCGGGTGACCAAGACTTGGCCAGGGAGATCATGCAGTTCCAATTCCGGGACATTCGCCCCAAGGCGGCCTCCGATATCGAGAGCCTGGCCGACGCCTCAGACCTGCTCGGACACACGACTCAGGAGATCACGAAACGCGTCTACCGCCGGATCGGGAAGGCCGTGAACCCCGTTAGATAGGCATGAATTGCGGAAACGAAGACAAAATTTGCGGAAGCGATCAGCCTTAAGCTACTGATGCACATAGAAAATCAAACATAAGGCAGAAGATCACCGGACCGCCGCCTCGGGCGGTTCGGGAATGCAGCGACGCATCTACCGCCTCAATGAGGGAGCAGATAGGCGTAATAGCGCTTGAAGGTCAGGGCTGCACGATTCATGCGCGGCACTCTACGCGCCTGTGCCGGGCTGTCAAGGCTGGAAAGCGCCTCGACACGAACCGAGGCACTTCCTCGCAACAGAAGCGCAGCCTGGGAAAGTTTACCCGCCAGTTATCCGCACAAATTTATGACGCCGGTTTCTCTACTTTGAAAAACAACGCCCGACCGGACGTGTACTTCAACAACTCGACCGGAAGAAACCTATCAGCAAGGCAGTTGAATTTTTTCCGAAAGCAATAATTCGATACTTTTCTGGATTGGCGCATCATCTCGTAAAAATAGCGAACCGCTTCCCAGCACCCACGAATATCAATGGATCAGCAATATCCAGATGCTTATCGCGGCATTCGAAAAAACATCGACCAATTCCACTGACAAAATATCGGCGTCATTTGCCTAACATGGATATTCCAAGTTCACCCTATCAACTTCCCAGATTGACACTCTCGCCGGCAGATCAGTAATTTTCAGCGACCAGCCAGAAAAGTACTTTTCCAGAGCGGCTGGCAACCGATAGTCACTCTATCTTCGCAAACCGATGTTTATGCGAGAGGGCCGGCTATCGCTCAAAACTTGATTGATGAAGGAATAGCGCCATGCAACTCGCCACACTTCAGGAACTGAGCTTCGATGAAATCGACCAGGTATCGGGCGCCGGACTCTTCAGCTTCGTCGGCGATGCCATCGTCGATGTGGTCAAGGTGTCCAACGACCTGCTCAACACGTCGGTCATCTCTTCGGTCGGCAAGGTGTTCAACGCCGTCGGCCTGACCCCCATCCATCAACTGGCCGATACCCTCGGCTACGGCGTGTTCAAGGGCGTCGCCGCGGTCGGCGGCCTGCTCGGCGGCGATACCAGCCGTATCGATTACCACTACGACACCGAGTGGACCTGATCCCAGGACCTCGGCCCGCTCCCGTCGCGGAGCGGGCCTCCCCCGTCGCCGGAGGCCTGGGCGCCCCCGGCGGCGACCAAGGACCCGGCAACCGGGAAGGGGCGACCAGCGCCCCGATCAGGAGAACCGCCATGCACGACCCCATCCAGCAAGCCGACGCCTTCGTCGACGATCCCGACCAGGAGTCCGGCGGCCTGTCGCGCCGCAGCTTCCTCGGCAAGAGTGCCACGCTCGGCGCGGTCGGCCTGGTGGCCGGCTGGACCCCGGCCTTCGTCATCCAGCCCGCCGAAGCCGCCGCCAGCAGCTGTCCGGCGCCGGCAGGCTTTCCGGCCGGCCTCGAACTTTATCGGCGGGCGTTCCGCAACTGGTCGGGGGAAATCGCCGCCGACGACCTCTGGAGCTGCGCCCCGCGCACCAACGAAGAGGTTCTCGCGGTGGTCAACTGGGCCTGGCAGAACGGCTTCAAGGTGCGCCCGCGCGGCATGGGTCACAACTGGTCCCCGCTGCTGCTGAAAGGCGGCGAGAACTGCGAGAGCCGCATCATGCTGGTGGAAACCAGCCGTTACCTGACCCGCGTACGGATCGACGCCCAGGGCGAGTTCGGCCTGTTCAGCGCGCAGACCGGCGTCACCATGGAAGCCCTGCTGAAACAGCTGGAGCGGGTCAAGCTCGGCTTCGTCGCCACGCCGGCGCCGGGCGACCTGACCCTCGGCGGGGTGCTCGCCATCGACGGCCACGGCACCGGCATCCCGGCGCAGGGCGAAAGCCGCCTGCCGGGGCAGAGCTACGGCTCCCTGAGCAACAGCATCGTGGCGCTGACCGCGGTGGTCTGGGACGGCGCCGCCGGACAATACGTGCTGAAGACCTTCCGCCGCGACGATCCGGCCTGCGCGCCGTTCCTCGTCCACCTCGGACGCGCCTTCATCGTCGAGGCGACCCTCCAGGCCGGGGTCAACAAGCGCATGCGCTGCCAGAGCTACGTGAACATCCCGGCGAGCGAGATGTTCGCCGCGGCCGGCAGCGGCGGAAGGACCTTCGACAGCTTCCTGCAAAAGAGCGGACGCGCCGAGGCCATCTGGTTCCCCTTCACCGACAAGCCCTGGCTGAAGGTCTGGACGCCGACCCCGCGCTGCCCGTTCGGTGCCCGCGCGGTCAACGGCCCGTTCAACTACCCCTTCTCCGACAACATTCCCAAGGCGCTGTCCGACCTGCTGGCGGCGATCAATACCGGCCACCCGGAACTCACCCCGCTGCTCGGCAAGCTGCAGTACGACCTGGTAGTGGGCGGCATGGCGCTGACCCTGGGCTACGACCTTTGGGGCTGGAGCAAGGACCTGCTGCTGTACATCAAGCCCAGCACCCTGCGCGTCACCGCCAACGGCTACGCGGTGCTGACCCGGCGTCGCGACGTGCAGCGGGTGATCAACGAGTTCTACCTGCAGTACCAGACGATGGTCGCCGCCTACCGCGCCAACGGCCACTACCCCATGAACGGCCCGGTGGAGATTCGCGTCAGCGGGCTCGACCAGCCCGGCGAGTCGATCGTTCCCGGCGCCCAGGTGCCCAGCCTGTCGGCGATCCGTCCGCGCCCCGACCAGCCGGAGTGGGACACGGCGATCTGGCTGGACATCCTCAGCCTGCCCGGCACTCCGCAGGCCAACGCCTTCTACCACGAGTTCGAGGCCTGGCTGTTCGACCACTTCAGCGGCGACTACGCCTCGCTGCGGGTGGAGTGGAGCAAGGGCTGGGGCTACAGCCCCACCGCCGCCTGGGCCGAGCCGACGGTGGTCGACCAGTTGGTGGCGCAGTCGCTACGCCAGGGCCTGGTCGCAGACAACGATTGGGACGCCGCGGCGCGCCAGTTGAACGAGGCCGATCCGCATCGGCTGTTCAGCTCGCCGCTGCTCGACCGGCTGATGCCATGAAATGCCGCTATGCGAGGCCGTACTGACTCGGACGAAGAGCGGTTCGCCGGAGCCGATATGAATGAGCCCTCGATACGGCGTTGACTTGTTCAACAGGTCTTATCGAGGTGTCGCACGAACCGGCCTTAATCATTCGCAAAGTTTACCCGGAGTGGCAAACCTTCATCCGCCGAATATTGAAACTCATTGTCAAACGAATTATCGATCCCATGAAAAACCGCTAATCCTGGCAGTTCATCCCACTCTTTCGGATTAGTACCATCGAATGGCTTTCCAGACTCAGGGGAAGCCTAAAGGAGATATATGAAATGAAAGAACTCAATGACATTGAAGTCACCTGCGTTTCGGGTGGAACTCTTTCCGGCATGATCGTAGGCGCCGTCGACGGCGCCGCGACGGGCATGGCAATCGGCGGGAAATGGGGCGGTGCCGGCGGCTTCGGCTTCGGCGCTCTTTCCCAGTTGGTCGGCCTGATCGTGCCAACCGCAATGGGCGCTATTGCCGGGGGCACGGTCGGTCTCTTCACCAATGCGGAAACGGCTGTCGGTTACTTGGGCCAATACCGGGAAAACTTCGGTCCCGGTGATGTAGGCCGCACCACCATCTAA